CGTGGATTTAAGAAAAGAATGTACGTTAAAACGCGTCCAAGGAACGAAGCACTTGACTGTATGGTATATTCTATTGCAGCATATGCTATAATAAATATTGATGTCAATAGCCTTGCTGATAGGCGCGACTTGCCAGAAGTCGAAGAACCAGTAAATCAGCGTGTGGAACCTGTTGCCAAGCCGTTTGTGCCTAAAACAGGGTCTGGTTTTGTGAATTCGTGGCGATAAGGATAATTAATGGCTAACGCTTTTGATTCGACAAATGCTCCAGAAGGGGAACCTTCGGAAATTGTTGTTGGCGATTTCCTTCAGTGGAAACGGTCAGACCTTGTCTCTGATTATCCGACAGACCTTTATTCGCTATCATATGTTGCTAGGATTAATAATAGCGCATCAGAGATAACGATTTCAACTACTGGTCAAACAACTCATTTCCTTGCCACTGCGTTAAATGCGGCGACTTCAACCTATGTTGTTGGAGACTATTCATGGCAAGCAGAGATAACCAGGATATCTGACGGCGAGAGAGTGACTGTTGATCGTGGTTTGTTTACGGTTATTGCAGACCTTGATTCAGATAACGCTGACACTCGCAGTCATGCTCAGATAATGGTCGATAAAATAGAATCTTTACTGTCTGGCAAGGCTGATTCTGATGTTGCCTCATATTCTATCGCGGGAAGATCGCTAACAAAAATGAGCTTTCAGGATCTTGTCAGCGCAAGAGACTATTATCGAGCCGAAGCAACAAAAGATGCAGCTAATTTAGACGCCAAATATGGCCGGAAAGGCGCATCGACAATACGGGTACGATTCTAATGGGATTATTTGATTTCTGGCAAAAAGACAAGCCTGTTGAGCGCAAGTTGATAAAAAGAACTTACGCATCAGCCAATCAAGGCTTGTTATTTGCTGATTTCAAGGCTTCTGAGCGGTCTGCTGATAGCGAATTGCAGCCAGTATTAAGGACTATTCGCTCTAGAGCAAGAGATTTAGCAAGAAACAATGAATATGCCAAAAGATATTTAAACTTGCTCAAAACCAATGTAATCGGCGAGCGCGGCTTCGGTTTGCAGGTCAAAGCACTAGATTCCACAGGGAAACTTGACCAATCAGGCAATCAGACAATCGAAGACGCGTTCAGAGCATGGGGAAGGGTATCTAATCCCACTGTTGACGGTAAAATGTCATGGGTAGACGCACAGAAGCTCTGCATTGAGACTTTGGCGCGAGATGGCGAAGTGTTCATCATCAAGCATCGAGGAAGCTCATTCCGTGACTCGTTCGCGATAGAGTTCATTGAAGCTGATCAGATTGATGAGAAGCTCAGTCAGAAGAGTGCAAATGGCAATGAAATCAGAATGGGTGTTGAGCTTAACAAGTTCAAGCGTCCAGTTGCGTATCATGTCCTTGGGTATCACCCTGGCGACTATGATTTCACAACTACAAGCGTTTCGCCAAAGCACATAAGAATACCAGCGGAGAAGGTTGTGCATGTATTCATGCCGCTTAGAGCTGGTCAGACTCGCGGAGAGTCATGGATTTCGCCTGCGATGGCAGCAATGAAGCAATTGGGCGGTTATCGCGAGGCTGCGATAGTTGCAGCGCGAGTCGGTGCCAGTAAGACCGGATTCTTTACATCTCCGGCTGGTGACGGGTTCGTGGCAGACGATTTGGACGGCAACATTCCTATAATGGACGCATCGCCAGGCTCCTTTCACCAGCTCCCTGCCGGAGTTAGCTTTCAAGCATTTGACCCTGCGTATCCCAACAGTGAATTCGAGCCGTTTCATAAGACAGTGCTGCGCGGTATTGCCAGCGGGTTAGGCGTTAGCTATACCAGCCTGTCTAACGATCTTGAAGCTACGAGCTATAGCTCTATCCGGCAAGGTGCATTAGAAGAGCGAGATCACTACAAGAATCTTCAGCAGTTCATGGTCGAGCATTTTGTCAGGCCAGTATATGACGAATGGCTGAGTTCGGCGATGGAAATTGGCACCGTTGCGTTACCATTGCGTATTTACGATAAGTTTTCAATGGCTTCGGAGTTCAGAGGCAAGGCCTGGTCTTGGGTGGACCCGCAGAAAGAAATGAACGCAGCCGTAATGGGAATGAAAAATGGTATTCTATCAATTCAAGATGTTGCATCTCAATATGGAAAAGATGTTGAAGAGCTGTTCGCGCAAATACAAAGAGATAAAGCGTTGGCTGAACAATTTGGTATTAAGTATGCTCTTGAGCCTTTCGCAGCACAAATGGCTGCAATTATTCCTGATGTAGCAGGAGATGATTCGGATGATTAAGAACGCTTTAATCAGCATTCTTAAATCGTTTTGGTACGCTGTCGCAACATTAGCGGTAGGTATTAGTTTTTGTATTATAATGATAATAGGCATTATTCATGGAATCGTTTACAGAGATTGATATACCGGAATCTCGACCTTATCCAAACGAACATGCAGCAAGGATAACTGATCCAAAGCTGTATGATGAATTCAAGAGAACAAACGATAAGTTTGGGCCAGGAATCGATGCAATTTGGGGACTTAAAGAAGGTGAAATAAGCCTTCAGGGTCTTAGGTTCGATAAAAACAAATATACAGTTGATGAAGCAAAGAAATGGCTTAAAGATAATGATTACACACCAATTAAGTTTGAGCCAGCCACAGAAGGAAGGGCTATGGACGAAGTAACAGAAACACCAGAAGTCGTTGACGAAATTGTCGAAGAAGTTATCGAGGCAGTTGAAGAAGAAGTTGTTGAGGCGGTTGTCGAGGAGCGAAAACAAGTCGAAGTTTTGCATCGATCAATGTCTGCCGACATGTCTCCGATCAACGAAGAAAAACGAACTGTACAAATTGCAATTTCATCCGAAGAGCCTGTTGAACGGTCCTTTGGGATGGAAGTGCTAGAACACTCAGCCGAAGCAATGGACTTGTCGTTCTTGGCTTCTGGCAGGGCGCCACTGTTACTGGATCACGATCCTGAAAAACAGATTGGTGTAATAGAATCCGTGGAGCTTGACAGCAATACCCGTAGACTTCGGGCAAAGGTTCGCTTTGGAAAGGGCGCATTAGCTGTAGAAGCATTCACAGATGTACTCGATGGAATTCGTGCCAATATAAGCGTCGGATACTCTATCGGGAAGCTAGAGCGTGACCCAAAAACACCAAATACATATTTGGCTAAAAAATGGCGTCCCGTAGAAGCGAGTCTTGTAAGCATTCCTGCTGATGTGACAGTCGGCGTAGGCAGATCAGGCGAAACTTCAACCCAAACCATAACTGTAATCTCTAACGGAGAACCAAAAATGTCAGAAGTAGACATCGCAGCGGTTGAGGCACAAGCCAAACAAGCCGCACAACGTAACGCCGCGCAAATTGTCGAGCTTGGCGCACGACACAACAAAGCAGACTTGGCTCAAAAAGCTATCTCTGAAGGCCGAAGCATCGAAGAATTCCGTGGTGAATTGCTCGAAAACATTGGTTCACGCCAAGCTCTTGAAAGCCAAGACATGGGCATGACCAAGAAAGAGATCAAGCGATTCTCTATTCTTAAAGCTGTAAATGCTTTAGCCAACCCTACTGACCGACGCGCTCAAGAAGCTGCTGCATTCGAGTTTGAATGTTCACGCGCTGCTGCTGACGCTTATGGTCGTACTGCCCAAGGTATCTTGTTGCCTGCCGAAGTTCTGCGGAACTGGAAGCGTGACATGAACTCTGCTGATGACAGTGCGTTGTTCACCGACGATTTCCGTGGCGGCGACTTCATTGACGTTCTGCGAAATGCTTCATCTGTTATGCAAGCTGGTGCGCGTATGCTCAGTGGTTTGTCTGGCGATGTTAAGATTCCGAAGAAAAGCACTGCATCAACAGCGGCTTGGATTTCTACGGAAGGCGGCGCAGCTTCTGAATCAGAAATGTCTGTAGGTTCTGTCTCACTTTCGCCGAAAACTTTAGGCGCATTTACAGACGTAACTCGACAACTTTTAATTCAGAGTTCTTTAGACGTTGAGTCTTTGATTCGTGATGACTTGGCTCAAGCCTTGGCTGTTGCAATCGATAAGGCTGGTCTTGAAGGTACTGGCGCAAGTGGTCAGCCAACTGGCATCTTGTCAACTTTAGGCGTT